CGACTTCCTGAAGTTCACCGGCGAGATCGCGGCCTTCGGCGCCTGGTATGAGGTGCTGACCCGGAACGGGATGCAGCAGAAGAAGCGGGCGGTCTGGGGGCTCCGTCAGGATGCGGTCACCACCATGAACCAGCTGGCCGCACGCTTCGGCCTGACGCCCGTCGATGCCGCCCGTCTGAAGTCCGGCGGGCAGCTCGATTTGTTCGACGACCTGATGCGGCAGCTCGATGGAACCGATTGATCACCCGGTGTCGCGCTATGCGCTCGCGGTGGTCGAGGGCCGGGAGGTGGCGGGCGAGCTGGTGACGCTCGCCTGCCGGCGCCACCTGCTCGATCTGGAGACGGGGCGTGACCGCGGGCTCCGGTTCGACTGCAAGGCGGCGAGCCGGATCATCAACTTCGCGAAGATGATCAAGCACACGACGGGGCCAAAGGCAGGCCAGCCACTGGCGCTTGAGCCGTGGCAGGCGTTCCGGCACGGTTCGGTGTTTGGCTGGAAGAAAGAGGACGGCCTGCGGCGCTTTCGCTCGACCTATCACCAGGTGGCGAAGAAGAACGGCAAGACGACCGACACCGCGGTGCCGATGCTGTTCACCCAGCTCTTCGACGGTGAGGCGGCACCGCAGGGCTATTGCACGGCGACGACGCGCGACCAGGCGCGTCTGCTGTTCGACGAGCTGCGGCGGATGATCAAGGCCGCGCCGGTGCTGGCGGAGTTCATGGACACGCGCAACAAGCATCTGATCCAGACCGGCCCGACGTCGGGGTTCGTGAAGCCGCTGAGCCGTGACGGCAACGCGGCGGACGGGATCAACCCGCATTTCGTGGCGCGTGACGAGGTGCACCGCTGGACCGACCGAGAGCTTGCGGAGGTAGTGGTGAACTCGATGATCGCGCGGTCGCAGCCGATCGACTGGGCGATCACCACGGCCGGCGCCGACATGGCGACGATCTGCGGCGAGTTGCGGGACTACTCGGGGATGGTGCTGCGCGGCGACATCGAGGATGACACCTTCTTCGCCTATGTGGCGGAGCCGCCGCAGGATTGCGACATCGACGATCCGCGGATCTGGAAGATGGCGAACCCGAACCTCGGTGTGGCGATCGGGGAAGACCGCTTCCGCGAGATGTTGAACGAGGCGCGGGCGATCGCCGGCAAGATGCCGAACTTTCGCCGCCTGCACCTGAACTTGTGGACCGAGGGGGCGCAGAGCTGGATCGAGCGTGACGTCTGGGACAAGGGGGCGGAACCGTTCAATCCGGAGATGCTCTATGGCCTGCCGGCCTGGGTCGGGCTCGACCTGTCGCGGACGACGGACCTCACCTCGATCTGCGTTGCGGTGCCGAAGGACGGGCTGATCTATCTGCTGAGCTACAGCTTCCTGCCGTCGGGGCCGAAGGGCTTCATCGCGCGGGCGCAGAAGGAAAAGCGCGAATACATCGCCTGGAACCAGACCGGCTGGCTCGAAGTACACCGCGGCGGGGTGATCGACGAGGATCAGGTCATCGAGCGGCTGGAATGGATCCGGGCGAAGTTTGATCTGCAGGAGCTGGCCTATGACCGCTGGGGCATGAAGTACGTGGCGCGCGAACTCGAGAACCGGCGCTTCACGCTGGTCGAGCACGGGCAGGGCTATGCCTCGATGTCCTCGCCGATGAAGCGCTTCGAGCAGGCGGCGGCGCAGGTGCGCCTGCGCCACAATGGCAATCCGGTGCTGGCCTGGGCCGTGGGCAACGTCCATCGCGACGAGGACGCGGCCGAGAACGTCAAGCCGAACAAGGCGAAATCGACGAACCGGATCGATCCGGCAGTAGCCGCGATCATGGCCGTCGGGCGGGCTGAGGCGGCCGAGCGCAAGCGCAAGTCGAGGGAGATCGAAACGGTATGAGCCTGATCAGACGTATCTTCGGCGGCGCGGCGGCGGGGGCGGTGCTCGCGCCGCTGCCTGCCGCGCGGCCCGAGCCGCCGGTGACGGCAGTTGCCTCGCTTGAGCCGTCCGGCACGGTCGAGCCCCGGGCCTGGCTTTCCGAGCTGGGCTGGTCGGCGCCGAGCCGGGTGAAGGGGCTGCCGCGGGTCTCGGCGGTGCTGGCGGAGCGCCACGCCACGGTGTCGGCATGCTGCAACGTCATCGCCGGGGACGTTTCCAAGGTGCCGCTGAAGATCTGGCGCAAGCACCCGGACGGGCGCGAGGAGCGGATCCGCGGGCATCGGCTGGCCTATCTGCTCAATGTCGAGGCCTCGCCCGGCGTTCCGGCATCGGTCCTGCGCTATGCGCTCGCCTATGCCTTCGCGTTGCGGGGGAACGCTTTCGCCTTTGCGCCGCGCGAGGGGGGCGGCGAGGTCGAGCTGATCGAGACGGTGGCCGAGGAGGGGGTCGCGCGGCTGCGCAACGGCCGGGCGCGGTTCTACGACTTCGAGGATGGCGCCGGGATGCGGCGGCGGGTGTCGTCGCGCGCGATGGTGCATCTGCGGCACATGTCGAAGGACGGCTGGACCGGGCGGTCGCCGATCGAGGTTGCGGCCGAGAGCATGGGGCTTGCGCTCGCCGGGCAGGAGTCGGCGGGGCGGATCCTGACCGGCTCGACGATGCGGGCGGTGATCAAGATGGAAGACGTCTATGACGATGACGAGGCGTGGCGGCGCAATGCGCGCCGGATCCGAAACGCGATCGTCGATCCCGAGGCGAACGGCTTCCCGATCCTCGGGGCGCAGGACGCGGTCGAGGTGCTCGACCTCAAGGCCGGCGATCAGGAGCTGCTCGCCAGCCGGAAGATGGACCGCGAGCAGATCTGCGCGATCTACCGGGTGCCGCCCGCCAAGGTCGGCATCCTCGACGGCGGGCTGAAGGCCAACGTCGAGCAGGCGGCGATCGACTACCTGACCGACTGCCTGATGTATTGGGCCGGCATGGTCGAGACGCAGATGGCGCTGGCGCTGCTGACCGACGCGGAGCGCGAGGCGGGCATGGTGCTGCGGCACGATTTCGGGGCACTGCTGCGGCCGACGACGAAGGAGCGCTACGAGGCGCTGAAGTCGGCCGTCGGCGGGCCCTTCATGACACCGAACGAGGCGCGGCAGAAGGAAGGGCTTGCGCCCCAGGCCGACGGCGACCGGCTGAACCCGGCCGCCAACATGACGCGCAAGGATGGCGCGCCGGATCGCACAAGCAAGGAAGGAGGCGGCGCATGAGCGTGCCGAGGATTGCCGGCCTGATCGACGGGCAGATGATGGCGCTTTCGGACCCGCACGCGGCGGTGCTGCTGGCACAGGCGATGCCGGGCGAGGCGGTGCCGCAGGCGGCGCAGCCCGAGCGGTTCGTGATCCAGCGCGGCATCGCGGTGGTTCCGGTCCGGGGGATGCTGACGCCGAACAGCGTGCTGCTCGAATACTATCTCGGCTGGACCACCTATCTCGGGCTCGCCGAGACCCTGCGCGAACTCGCCGCGAATGCCGACGTTGCGGCGATCGTGCTCGACGTCGACAGCCCCGGCGGCTTTGTCGTCGGTCTCGACGGGGCGGCGGAGGCGGTGCGCCGGGCGGCAAAGGCAAAGCCGGTGCATGCACTGGCAAGCCCGCTTGCCGCCTCGGCCGCCTATTGGCTGGCGTGCCAGGCGCGCGACCTGACGGTCACGCCGGGCGGCGTCGTCGGCTCGATCGGCATCGCGCTGAGCGCGAGCGCCTCGGTGGCGCCGGGCACGAACGGGCGCCAGCAGGTTGACATGGCCTCGACCAATGCCCGCGCGAAGCGGCCCGACCCGATGACCGACGAGGGCCGGGCGGAGTTGCAGCGGTATCTCGATGCCGAGGAGGCGCGGTTTCACGCGGCGGTGGCGGCGGGGCGGAAGATCCCGCTGGCCGATCTGCCGGGGCGGCTGTCGGTGACCGACGATCCGCGCGACGGCGGGGCGGTGTTCTCACCCGAGGAAGCGGTCGCCCGCGGCCTCGCCGACAGGGTGGAGACGCGCGACGACTTCTACATCCGGGTGCAGGGTGCCTACGCCCCGCGCCCGCGCGCGCAATCGCGTGCCTTCGCCGCCCGGGCCCGGGCGGCCGCTGCCCTGGCGCACTGCGCCTGAGCTTTCCCTTCAACCTCTGCACCCACCCCCGGCGCGTGGCGCGTTCACGGGGCAAGAACGGCTGCGCGGGTGCCGCAGCACACAGGAGAACACGACATGCCGAAGAACATTGCCGATCTGCGTCGCGCCCGGAAGGCTGCCGCGGACACCATGCAGGCCGCCGCAGACCGGATCGCCGCGCTCGAGGAACAGGGCGGCACGCCCGCGCCCGAGGCCATGACGGCGGCGACCGAGGACTTCGAGGCGGCCCAGGCGAGCTTCACCACCGCACAGGCGGCAGTGCAGCGCGCCGAGGCGGTCGAGGCAGCGCAGGCGGCCGCGGCGATCGGCGATGGCGGCGCCGGTTCGATGGCGGGCGGCACGGTTCCCGCCCCGCTGTCGGGGGTGCCGGCGGCGGCGCAGGACCCGGCGCTGAAGGGCGTGGGCTTCGGCTTCGCGGTGCAGGCCCTCGCGCGCAACCGCGGTGATCGCGAACGCGCTGTGGCCGATCTCGACCGGGCCGGTCACAGCGCGATCTCGGCCGCGCTTTCGGGCGCTTCGGAGACGGCGGGTGGCGTGACGGTGCCGCAGCCGCTTGCGACCGAGGTCATCGACCTGCTGCGGGCGCGCTCGGTGGTGCGGGCGGCGGGCACGCGCACCTTCCCGATGCCGGCCGGCGAGATGCGCCGCGCGAAGCTCCTCGCTTCGGCCACGGCGAGCTATGGCGCCGAGAACGCGGTGATCGCCGCGAGCGAGCCGAGCTTCGGGGCGCTCGACCAGAGCTTCAAGAAGCTGACGGCGCTGGTGCCGATCGGCAATTCGCTGCTGCGCCATTCCGGCGTCGGCATCGCGCAGGTGGTGCGCGACGACATGCTGTCGGTGATGGCGCTGCGCGAGGATCTGGCGTTTCTGCGGGGCCCGGGCGGGGCCACCTCGCCGAAGGGGCTGCGCTACTGGATCCCGGCGGCGCACTGGTCGGAGAGTGTCGCGGCGACCGCGGCCGCATCGGAGCTGGCGCTGCGCCGTCTGGTCTCGCGCGTCGAGGATGCGGACGTGCCGATGGTGGCGCCGCGCTGGATCATGCGCGCGAGCGCGAAGAACTGGCTTGCCTCGCTCAAGGACGGGGTGGGGCTGGTGCTGTTCCCGTCGATCCAGGCGAACGGAACCCTCTTCGGCTATCCGATCTCGACCACCTCGCAGATCCCCGACAACCTCGGGGCCGGCGGCAACGAGACCGAGATCTACTTCGGCGATTTCAACGAGGCGATGATCGGCGACAGCATGGTGCTGACGATCGGGGTCTCGTCCGAAGCCGCCTATGTCAACGATGTCGGTGACCTCGTCTCGGCCTTCGCCAACGATCTCACGCTGATGCGCGCGATCTCCGAGCACGATTTCGCGCCGGCCCATGACGAGGCTTTCGCGGGCTTCAGCGCGGCCGGCTGGTCGATCTGATCAGGCGCTGGCGCCCCCGGACGGGGCGCCCCGCTGCAACCGATGCCATAAACGAGGATACCAACATGAAAACCATCGTCACCTTCACGCGCCATTGGGGGCGCTACAACGCCGGCGACACCGCGGGCTTCGAGGCGAAACGCGCGGCCGAGCTGGTGCGCTCCGGCGTCGCCGTCGAAGGGGCCGGGCGGGCGAAGACCGGGAGCGTCACGCTCGCGCTCGACCTCGCCAATTTTACCGAGATGAAGGAAGCGATTGCCGGGATCGCGGCGCAGGCCGAGATGCTGGCGGCGCGGGAAGCCGAGCTTGCGAAGCGGGAGGCCGATCTCGTGGCCCGCGAGGTGGCGCTCGCGGAAACCGAGGCGCCGATCGAACTGGTCGATCCCGAGACCGGCGAGGTCACGGCGGCGGCCGTGGCGGAGGCCGCCCCGACCGAGAAGGGGGCGCCGCCGGTGCAGGGCAAGGCTGCGAAGGGGTAATCCATGCGGATCGTGCCGGATACGGGCTGGTATCAGCCGATCAGCACCGAGGCCTTCGAGGCCGCGCTGCATCTGGACGACCCGGACGATCCGGCGGCTCTGGCCGAGCTCTTCGCGGCTGCGGTCGAGATGGTCGAGCGGGGCGCGCGGCGCAGCATCGGCCCGCGCGAGGTCGAGTTCGTGGTGCCGTTCGCGGCCTGGGGGCGCTGGTGGTTCCCGGTAGCGCCGGTGCAGGCGGTCCTCTCGGTCGAGGTGGAGGACGGGGAGGGGGAGCGGGTTGCGCTTCCAGCCTCGGCCTGGCGGCTGGTGCGGGGCCATGACGAGCCGCAGCTGCTGCGGCTGGGGCCATGGCCTGCCGCGACGCAGGCGATCGTGGTGCGGGCGCGGGTCGGCTTCGACGAGGCGGGCCGGTCGCTGACGCTGCGCCGCGCCGCGATCCTGCTGGCCAAGGAATGGCTTGATGCCGGGACCTCGGCCGAGAGCGGGATCGCGGCGCCGAAAATCAGCTTCGGGGTCGAGCGTCTGATCCGGCAGGTGCGCTACTGCCGGCCGAAGGAGGTGGCGTGATGGGATCAACACAGGCGCGGATCCGGTTCGAGCGCGCAACCCGCAGTCCGGACGGGGCGGGCGGGACGCGCAGGGTCTGGGCCGCGCTCGACCGGCGGCCCGAGGTCTGGGCGCGGGTGCGGGCCGGGAGCGGTGGCGAGAGCTTCGAAGGCGGCCGGGTCAACGCCACGGCGACGGTGGTCTTTCGCCTGCGCCGGCGCTCCGACCTGACGCCGCTCGACCGCATCCTCTGGCAGGGGGTAGCCTACAATATCCGCACCCTGCTTCCGGCGGCGGGCAGCTTCATGGAAATCGAGGCGGAGCGGGGGGTGCCTTCGTGAGTGTGACGATCAAGGGGCTCGATCAGGTCTCGCAGGTTCTGTCCGAGCTGCTGCCGTCGGAGGCGCGTGCCCTGACGCGCGCGACCGTTCAGCAGGTTGCGGCCGACATCGCGAAGGAGGCGACCGAGCTTGCCCCGGCGCATGACGGAACATTGAAGCGCTCGATCAAGGTGCGGCGGCGCAACCCGCGGGGGCGCAACATGTTCGAGTCTGTCGTCTACGTGATGCGGCAGGCCTTCTACTGGCGCTTTCTCGAATACGGCCAGGGGCCGGACGGGGTGGAGCATGCCTTCATGCTGCGGGCCTGGAACGACTACCGGGCGAACGCCTCGGCCCGCTATCTCGATGCGTTCCGCAAGACGTTGTCACGGCGGGTGCAGCGGGCCTTGCGGCGGGGCTGAGCGATGGCGGAGCTTGCAGTTCAGAAAGGGCTTTTCGAGGCCCTGAGCGGGATCGGTCCGCCGGTTTACGACGCCTTGCCCCAGCGGGCCGATGGCGGCGATGCGGCGGTGTATCCCTGCATCGCCGTCGGGGCGGTGGTCCTCGCCCCCTGGGACACCAAGGACAACACGGGCTTCGACTTCGTGGCCCGGGTGCACAGCTGGTCGCGCGATGCGGCGATGAGCGAGGTCAAGGGCCTCCAGCGCAATATCTATGAACGGCTCCACCGCGGCGTGATCGCGGTGGAGGGGTATCGGCTGATCGATCTCGGACGGCGCAGCAGCACCGTGCTGGAGGATCAGAACGGCACATTCCACGGGGTCTGCGAATACCGCGGGCTCATCGAAACCATCAGGACAGGAGACGAGACATGAGCAAGATGGCTGGTCGCAAGATCAAGCTCTATTCGGGAAGCGGTTCCGCCAAGGCGCTGGTTGCCGGCGGGCGCGAGCACGGGATCACGATCAACAACGAGCCGATCGACGTGACCGACAAGGGCGACGACGGATGGCGCGCGCTGCTCGCCGATCCCTCGGTGCGCTCCGTCGATATCAAGTTCGACGGGCTGATGGACGGTGTGGCGCTGGTCGAGCTGTCTCTCGCGGATGAGACCACGGCGCTGCTCGCGGGCTATACCGTCGAGATCGAGGGCATGGGGTCGATCAGCGGAACCTTCCACCTGTCGAGCATCGAGATCGGGTCGCCGCATGACGATGCGGCCGAGATCTCGGGCACGCTCGCGAGCTCGGGCGCGGTGACCTTCGCAGGGACGGGTGCGTGATGGCGGAGATCCGGATCGACTGGGATGGCAAGACCTGGATCATCCCGGAGACGAAGGCGTTCCAGATCGGCGAGCGGGTGGAAGAGATCGCGCCGCTTGGCGAGATCCTGTCCTGGATGAAGGCGCCGCGCTTCTTCCGCATGGCGCGGTGCCTCGGCGAGATGCTGCGCTTCGCCGGCTGCAAGGTCAGCGACGCCGAGGTGCATCAGCAGCTGGTGTCCTCGCTCGGTGGGGCCGAGGGGACCGGGTATGCGGGGGCGGTCTTTGCCCTCGTCGACCTGCTCATGGGCGATGCGCCGCGCGCCGGCAGCGGGGATGGCGCATCGCCGGGAAAGTCCGATCCTTCGTGAAGGACGCCTACCAGATCGCGGTGCGCGAGTTCCGGCTCCAGCCGAGCGAGTTCTGGAGCATGGCGCCGCGGCATTTCTGGTGGCTGATGGAAACCCTTGGCCCGCGCAGGCAGGGTTCCGGTCTTTCCGAAGACGACAAGCGCGAGATCCTCGGTTGGCTCCGGGGCAATGACAGGGAGGGGTTCTGATGTCCGGAACCGGAGGCGATATCGTCATCACTGTCAGCGGGGACACGAACCCGCTGACGGATGCCGTCACCCGCGCCGAGCGTGTGCTCGGGCGGCTGAACACGGCGACCGAGCAGTCCGACCGCAAGTTCCGCTCGCTCGCCGGCACGACGACTGAGATCCAGTCCCGGATCAACGGTCTGGTCGGGATGACGGACAAGCTCGCGAAGTCGGCGAAGGACTCGGCGCAGTCCTTTGCCGAGTTCGACGAGGCGAAATCGCGGGTGGACCGGCTGCGGGCCTCATTCGATCCGCTGTTCTCGGCCTCGAAGCGCTACGAGGCGGCGATGGAAGACCTCGATGCGGCGCAGGCGCGGGGGGTGATCACGCAGCGCGAATACGCCGATCTGGCGCAGCGCTCGGCGAAGGCCTACCTCGGTGCGGCAAATGATGTCAGCGGCAGCTCCTCGCGGCTCGCCTCGCAGATGCAGAATGCGTCCTATCAGGTCGGCGACTTCTTCGTGCAGATCGCGAGCGGCACCGACGGCGTTCGGGCACTGTCCCAGCAGCTGCCGCAGCTCCTGGGTGGCTTTGGCATCTGGGGTGCGGCTGCAGGGGCCGTCGTCGCGGCCGGAGGGGCACTTGTGCAGATGCTCGGCGACACGACGTCGGCGGGACGTTCGACGCAGGACGCCATCGGCGATGTGTCGGACGCCACCAATGCTCTGAGCGAGGCGCTCGACGCGGTTCGACCGGATGCGGTGGATGCGATCATCGAGCGCTATGGCGTTCTGACGGAGGCGACGCGGCGTCAGGTGCAGTTGCTGGCGGAACAGGCGCAGATGCAGGCGCAGCTGGCCGCGACGACGCTTGCCAGCTCGATTAACGACGACTTCGGCGGCTTCATCACGACAGCCGTCGATGACGTGCGCCGGTTGTTCGAGACCTCGAACGACGGAGCGCGGTCGCTGCTTGCGCTGATATCCGATCTTGAGCAAGCCCGTGGGCTTGACGCGCAGATTGCGGCTGCGACCGAGTTGCGAGACACGATCCTGGACGTGACGGGCGGCACGGACCGGATGACGCATTCCCAGTTCGACTATTACGCGAAGGTCAACTCCTCGGTCGATGCTCTGTTGCAGGCGAAATCGGTGGCCGAGCAGATTGGCCAGACGGATGTCTCCTCGGGCATCGGGACCGCGTCAGGCCGGGCCTTGGAGCTTGCGGCGAACCTGCAAGCCGCGCTGGAAAAGGCTCAGGCGCTCGGGGGATATGCGCCGGACATGAACCGTTTCGCCACGGTCTCGCCCTTCGTGGATCCGACGCAGAATGCCCCGACCTCGAGCCCTCGCCCACAGCAGGCGCCGCATGGCACCGGCGGGGTGGATTGGGGAACGGCGCCTGAGAAGAAGGGCGGCGGAAAGACGAACGATCCGCTGATGCAGAAGCTGGAGAGCGTGCGCAATGCGCTGTCAAGCCAGGCGGAGCTGGAGCTGGCGGCCTATGCGGCGCAGCAGAAGACGCTCGAGGAGGCTTTACAGAAGCGCAAGATCACCCAGATCGAATACAACGAGATGACCGAGAAGGCGCAACAGCTGCATGCCGAGCGGATGGCGGAAATCGACGCCTATCGTTACGGCGACGGGCTGCAGAAGACCGGCGCCTTCTTCGGCGACATGGCCTCGGCCATGGCAAGCGGCAATGAGAAGATGCAGAAGATCGCGCAGAAGTTCGCCGCGGTAGAGGCACTGATCAATGCCTGGCGGGCCTACAACCAGACCCTCGCCGATCCGTCCTTGCCGTTCTTTGCGAAGTTCGCGGCGGCGGCGAGCGTGCTCGCCTCTGGCCTGAATGCAGTGCAGACGATCAAGGGATCAAGCGGGGCCGGCGGCTCGAGAGGCTCCTCGGCTGCCTCGTCCGCTGCCGCCTCGGCGGCGACGGTCTCGCCGACGCAGATCGCGAATTACCGGATCACCGGGGACGTGATCGGCCGGCAGACCGGGGCGGAGCTGGTGTCCTCGATCAA